ACGGCTCGATCCGCTCTGGAAGGCGACGCCGCGGCAGGCGCTTTTTATTGCGGAATATCTCAAGGATCTGAACGGCACGCAAGCCGCTGTCCGTGCAGGGTTTTCGGCGCGCAGCGCGAAGGTTACGGCATCTCGGTTGCTATCCAACGCTAACCTGCAAGCAGAGATCGAGCGGCTGAAGGCGGCGCAAATCGACGCAGCCGAGCTCTCAGCGGCTCGAGTGCTCGAGGAATTGCGGCGGATCGCAATGGTCGACGTTCGCGGCTACTACGACGCAACGGGCCGGCTCAAGTCCATGAAGGATCTCACGGCCGAGCAGGGCGCGGCGCTCGCCGGCGTGGAGACGATGCGCCGGAACGTCGAGGCCGGCGACGGGGTGCTTGATACGACGTACAAGATCAAGCTATGGGACAAGGTGCGGGCGCTCGAAACGCTCGCCAGGTATTTCGGGCTGCTCGTCGAGCGCGTCGAGGTATCGGGCGCGGTGGCGCTGATTCCGGCGCGGCTCGAGGCGGCGCGCAAGCGGCTGGCAGCGCGGAACGGGGGCGCCGAATGAGGGACGGATTGATCGTGCTCGTGGCGTCCGTGGCGCTGCTGGTTTGGTGCTTCTCGCCGGTTTGGTCGTCGTGGCTGCATCGTAACTGCCGATCGCGATACGGCCGATGAGCGCGCCGGCAACGAAGCAGGAACAGATCGACGCCGAGCTCGTCGAGTTCGTCGGGCAGTTCTACGATGATCCGCTCGGGTTCGTCGAGTGCTGCTATCCGTGGGGCGAGCCTGGCGGGCCGCTCGCCGATCAGGCCGGGCCGGACGCCTGGCAGCGCGACGCGCTCGAGGAAATAGGCCGGCAGGTCAAGGCGCGGGCCTTCAACGGCAAAGATGCCGTCGGGCCGATCCGGATCGCGGCGAGCTCGGGGCACGGCATCGGAAAATCGACGCTGCAAGCGTGGCTCGTGGATTGGATCATGTCGACGCGGCCGGGCTGCCGGGGCACGATCACGGCAAACACGGCGACGCAGTTGGATACCAAAACCTGGGCCGCGATCCAGTATTGGACGAAGCTGTGCCTTACCTCGCATTGGTTCACCTGTAACACGCAGCGGTTGTACTTCACCGGGCAGCGCGAAAGCTGGTTCTGCGGGCCGCAGTCGTGTAAAGAGGAAAATTCGGAAGCGTTCGCCGGTCAGCACGCGGCCTCGAGCACGTCTTTCTACGTGATCGACGAGGGATCCGCGGTGCCGGACAAGATTTACGAGGTCGCCGAGGGCGGTCTTACAGACGGCGAGCCTATGATCTTCGTCTTTGGAAACTGCACGCGCTCGCAAGGCGCGTTCTACCGGATCTGCTTCGGCTCGGAGCGTGATCTGTGGCATCCGATCGTCGTCGACTCGCGCTCGTCCAGGTTCACGAACAAAACACAGATCGCCGAGTGGGCGCGCGTGCATGGGGAGGATTCGGACTTCTTCCGGGTGCGCGTGCGCGGGCTGCCGCCGGCGGCCTCGGATCTGCAGTTCATTGATACAGCGCGCGTGTCCGCGGCGCAAACGCGCGAACCGCTGGCGCTCGACGATGATCCGCTCGTCGCCGGGCTCGATGTGGCGCGCGGGGGCAACGATAACGCGGTGATCTGGTTCCGGCGCGGGCTCGACGCGCGGACGATACCGCCGATCGTGGTGCCGGGCGAGCAAGTGCGCGACTCGGGGCGCCTGGTGGCGCTCGCGGCGCAAGTCCTCGAGGACAAGCATCTGTGCTCGGACGGCGTGCGGCGCTCGGTCGCCATGATGTTCATTGACGGCACCGGGATCGGGGGGCCGATTTACGATCGGCTCGTGCAATTGCGGTTCGCGCAGCGGGTGCTCGAGGTTCAATTCGGCGCGACGGCGCCGGAGGAAACGTCCGGCCAGAAGTACGCCAACATGCGCGCGTTCATGTGGGGCAAGGGGCGCGACTGGCTGCAGCGCGGGGCGATTCCCGCCGATCCGCGGCTCGAAACCGATCTCACGGCGCCCGGTTATACGCATGACAAGCAGGATCGGATTGTGCTCGAGTCGAAAGAGCACATGAAGGCGCGCGGCGTCGACTCGCCGGACTACGGCGACGCGCTGATGCTGACGTTTGCGGCGCCGGTGGCCGCCATCAAGGCCAAGCCGGATCCGGAGGATTTCGCCGACGTCGACGAGGGGTACGGCTCGAGCTCGGCGCCGGCCGGCGATGGGTGGATGGGCGGATAACTTGCGCCGGCGCAAATCCTGTAATCTGGTGATTTTGTAACTTTAGTCGCGATTCTGTAAGAGTATTCGCGGGTTCTTTGCGAGAACGCCAATAAATTTGCGCCTTCGCAAGTGGCACGGGTGCTGCTATATCTTTGCGCGGAGGCAATGAATGGTCAAGTTCAATAAATACCACGTCACGAACGGCACGGTGGGTGCGGTGATGGTCGAAGTTCTCGAGCGCGTCAAGGCGGCAATCGGTAACACGGTGCAGATCGTCGAGGTCGACGGCGCGATTTACTCGCTGGCGCTCGATCGCGTGGTGCGCGTGAATGATGCCGATACCGGGGAAATCGTGCATCGCATCTCGTATCCGACGATGGAGGGCGCCGCGGCGTCGTATCGGCGCGCGGTCGCCGACGCGCAGGCGGTCGCGCACGATCCGAACTGCGCCGGCTGCGGCGATTGCGACGAAGGCGTACCGGAGTCGCCGAGCGAGTCAGCGCGCCGACGCTGGGCGGTGCAGTAATGGCGCGCACGATCAAAACGGCCGATTGGGTCAATCCGGATCGTGAGCTCGTCGACGCGCTCGAGCGCGGCGGGCTCGCCGAGGGCGGGCGCCTGGTGCTGCTGCGGAGCGTGCGGCGCTCGGTGGCTGCGGGGCGTGGGATCGACGCGGCGCGCTACACGCGATCGCTCGTGCGGCATCTGCGGGCGCATGGGCTGCTCGAGGCGGTGCGCTGATGCGAGGCACAAAGAGACAGCCGACGCGGGCGCAGCGCGACGCGGATCTGCTCGCGATGATGCGCGCCGATCCGCGGGTCGCGAAGGTTTATCAGGATTCCGATGGTTGGTGGGCCGAGTGCGCGAACGGCTATCGCAATGGGCAAGATCCGATCGCGGTGCTGCATGGCGCGGTCGAGGATACGCTGCCGGCGCTCGCCGACGCTGTTTTGATGTTTCGGCGGTGCGACTGCGCCGAATGCAAGGCGCGCGGCTGATGGCGTGCTGCGCGCTCGAGTCCTGCCAGAATCCGGCCTGCGCCGTCTGTACGGTGTCTGAGCGGTGCCGGGTGGTCAAGTGCCCGCGATGGGTCGATGGCGCGTCCTGCGGCCTCGTGGCGGGCCACTGGGGCGACTGTAGGCCGGCCGGCGGACGCAAGGCGGTCAAGGCCGATACCAGGGACGGCGATCCGAAGCTCGCCGGCGAGCGCAAACGGCAGCATCCGATGTTCGTCAAGCGCAAACGCGAGGGGCCGGTGCGGCAGCAGCGCGCCTGAAAGCCGCGGCTTAGCAACGGCTAACCAGCGGCTTACCTGCGGGTTCATTTCGATCGCGGTTTTCTGACGGCCGCGGCGCTATTTTCCAGAACTTCGGCGGTATTTCGTCCACTTTTCAGGCCGTCCTACCGGTAAGCTACTGAGTCGCAATCCTTTACAGCGTAAGCCGCGGCTAAGCCGCGGGTAAGCTACGGCTAAGCCGCGGGAAAGCCGCGGGAAAGCCGCGGGCAAGCATTGCATTTGCATTTGCATTTGCAAGTACGTACAGGGGCGCGCAAAGATTGCGCTTGCGTCAACGCAAATCGCCACTCATAATTGCACTTGTTGCCACGTCAAGCGAATTGACTGCGAGGTATATGCCTTCTCACCCGCTCTCGATGAAGAAAACGCGCGAAGCTGTGCGAGGCGACATCAGCCGTCGCCGTGAACTGCTTGAGTACGCCCGTCGACACCTTCGAGACGGGATTGACCGGAAAACGGCTGATGCGCTCGGCGAAACCGTCGATCAGGTCAACGCGCACGGCCGATTCCTGGCGCAGATCGCCGGCGCGACGAACGTGCACAGCCGGATCCTGGCGGCCGGGTTCTTCGGCCGGCTGGCGTGGCTGGTCGTCGGCAAGATCCCCGCGACTCGGCAGGCGGCCGAATGAATCC